AGGACTGCTCGCACCGCATCAACGCCACCGTTGCGCGCAGCTGCATCCAGTTCATCGGCCCAACCGATGATCCCATCAAGCCCCTGTCGGATGGTCCGCCCGGAAGCGACCATCGCATCAAGAATTTCTTTTTTGGGAAGAAGGTTCCCAGCCTTTTCCTCATACTGCATCCGTATGAGTTTGGCGTGATACTCTTCGCGCTCCGTTCTATGGTCAGTGAATGACCCGTTGCCAGAATCAGAAACCCCGCTCATTGGCGGGGCTTGGTTATCTTCCGGCGCTTCCATGTTGCGGGCCGGGTCAGCGTTCTTCTGTCTGGCATGATCCGCCTCAGCGAAATCAATTTTCTTATCCGGGCGAACCGGGATCTTGCCATTCTTCACCATCTTTGACACGGCAGCCCGCGAAACGCCCAGGTGACGGGCATATTCTGCTTGGGTTCCGATCATATTTGCCTCAATGGTTTACATGTATGTCAACTGAGTTAACCGCGTTAACCTCGTTTAAAATTCTAAAAACTAGCGGATTTCTGCGCCCCTGCCACCCGTATACATTTTGCTTCCCGGAAGGACCCGCGATGTCGGTAAACCTGAATGAGAACGAAGGCGGCCTACCGATCACCGGGGAGACTTCCAATGAAAAACCCCCAGCCGTTTCCGGCTGAGGGTTGGGTCCAGAGGGTTTTCTGGTGGGGTCACTGTGTCAAGTTCCACTCTCAAACGCAAGAACTTTTTTCATCCCAAGGCCGCCGATCAACCGCAGGCCCGCAGATTACATAGTCTTTCATCCCTTCCAGTTTACTCAAGGATGACAGCGCATCCCACCAAGTCATATACATCTTGCGCTCAAAGTGGATTAGATTCTCACAACCAATCGGGTCTTCCTCAATCAATTCATTGATCTCATCAGCTGACATCAGGTCAGGACGTGTCGAAGTCTTTGCATGGTGAACGACCAACCCCATCTCTTCCTCACCCAATGTGCGCACAGCATCATGGACAGCTTCAGCATCTGGATGAAGAGCCAGCGTTGTTTGCGAACTATTGTCGATAGCGCACCCAACCTCAAGCAATCCAATCACATTGGCAGTGGAACAGACCATCTTTGAGTTATACCCCAACTCTTCCAGCTGATTGATAATCACATCCGCCCGCTGATCCTGATAGGTCCACCGGACCAGTTCTTCCACATCAATCTCTTGTTTGCGATAGTTGCGAGGGTTTGTGATAGTTTGTTGCGAGGGTTGTAAGTTAGTTTTGTTATTATTTTTCAACATCTTATAATTATCCTGCGATAGTTGCGATAGTTATGTATGTAAGTTTTCCCATGTGCGCGCCCCTGTACTGAGCGAATGGGTAGAAAAACCCTCGCAACCCTCGCAACTATCACAACCTATTGATAATCAATGTGTTTTTATGCGCGAGGGTATGCGAGGGTTGCGAGGGTTATTCGCCGTAATCATCCGGCCCTTCAGCTGGGGGCGGCTCACTGGACGCTTCTGGGATGTTCTCCAACCGCACATTCATGTAGACGCGGATACGCCCGGTTGCCTTCTCAATCCCCTTTTCAGGCAACATCTTCCCGAACGTGGTCATAGTGAATGCCCGCTCAGCATTCGCCTTACACCACTTACAATAGGCTTCATACATCTCAGCCGCTTTAACGTTATCGTGTGGGGATGGAATAACGCAGTCGGAAATAAATCGACCAATCGGGTCTGAGTCAGCGCGGTATTCATCCGTTGCCGCCTTAACCTTGTCCGGTATGTGAAGTTTTCGTTCCAAGTAGATGCGCAGGCCATCCAGCAACCAGTTGAGTATGCCGGACCGCTCTTCCCAAAGTTTGGAAGGAAGCTCAAGATCCTGCTCTTCTTCAGGGACATTCACCTCCCAGGGGACAAGAATAAACCGCCTCCATATCCCTCGGTCTTGCCCCCTGATCGCGGGCTTATGGTTTCCCGATAGCGTGATCTTGAATTGCGGGTCAAATTCAAAAAAACCTTGGTTCAGGTGACGTACAGGCATGGCCTCGCCACCAGTAATTGACTTGATCTGCGCTTCAGCAAATCGCGCGCCCTGCTCAGGTTCAGAAGCCCGCACCAACCGCTTACCAGGAAGCCGCGCCATGTCCGGCGTAGCCTCAGACCCGCGCTTTCGGTCATCCCGCAACAATGAGGCAAAAGGCAGCGTTGCCGCATAATCACCCATCATCTTGGCGATCAGATCAATAAACACCGACTTCCCGTTGCCGCCTTCACCATAGTTGAAGATAAGCTTCTGCACCTCGTTTGATCCAGTCAGGTTATAGCCCGACCACACCTGAAGGAATTGCCGGATCTCATCATCAGGCTGCACCACATTCAAAAAATTGAGCCATTGCGGGCATTCCGCATTGGGATCATATTCAACATCCATCACCTTGGCTAAACGGTCATCCCGGCGATGCGGCCTTAGCTCATCACACGCACCTTCAAGCTTGAGTGTTCCATTTTTCAAATTGAGCAAAAAACGGTCTTCATCCAAATCTTCCGGCGAAACCGAGATATAAGGCGCAGCTTCAGCAACCATTGCATCCAGCTTCCCCTTGTTCCCGGATGTGATCGCCCACTTAAACAAATCTTCGCGCTTCTTTTCCCAATCAGTTTTAGAAGCTTCTTCAGGCATAGCACCGGGCTTACCCATCGCATCAACTTCCTCCATGATTGACTTTGCAGTCATATGCGCTTGCTGTTTGACAAACTCTTCCGCCCCTTCTGGACACCAGTGCGAACCTGTCCAGTTGTGCCAGCCAACTTCACGAACATAGAGAATATCTTCACCATGACGAGCCAGAAGCCGCTCAGCATTTCCCAGATCATTCCGGTCTTTTTGCGCCAGCTCCAAATTATCAACATCACCGCCACCGCCGGGAAAGCGGACAACTTCAGCAGATCCAATCGCATCTTTGATTGCCTGTTCACCTTGCCCCATATCACACCTCAAAATAATGTTCCCTGCGCAGCCTGCTTAGGCGGCAACGGGACTTCTGTTTTTCCAACTTCAGACGGTTTGTGCAAATCGACCACATTAGCCTTTTGGCCTGCTTCGCGATGTTCCTTGCACCAATAAAGCGTCTTTCTCATGCCGCCGATAAATGTCGGCAGCCCATAAGGTCCGAACCTGTCGCACCCTTCAAAACTGCATTCATGAAAACGAGGGTCCTTCATTCAGCTGCCCCTAACAAACTAGGTTGCGCAACAGCTGCTTCAATACGTTTACAAGCAAGCTCAAAATGCTTTCGCTCATATTCAATGCCGATAAACTTCCGCCCGCAATTCAAGGCTGCTACCCCTGTTGAGGCACTGCCCATCATCGGATCAAGAACGGTTTCAGCCTTGCTTGTGGAATTCTGGATAAAGACTTCAATCAATCCAGGCGGCTTCTCTGTCGGATGCAACTCATGCCCGGCCTTGTCACTTCGCGGCGCTGCACACTTAATCACCTGAGGCAGGCTTTTATTGTTCGCAAGGCGCGCAGGTTTCCGATAAAGGTAATTGATAAACTCAAGGGACTGCATCCCCCATCGCCCCGGCGTTGGTCGCCCCTTGTCCCAGGCAATCAAACGATGCAAATGCACATCACAAGCCGCCGCAACTTCCTGACATTCAGCAACATGACGATCATTCGTCATCAGATACACATCTTTGCGAACAGGCAGAACAGCCAAGACCGTTGGCAGCCAGGTAGCCCAAGGATAAAGACAGGTTACAATTTCACCGTCATTCTCATAAGATTCTTCTGAAAATTTCCCGCCCATTTTCCCATCAGCAGGCGTTACACCTCCCTTGGTCAACTCATAGGCCGGATCACAAAAGATCATATCAACGGGCTGCTCAAGATGCGGCACAACCTCAACACAATCCCCAAGGATCAGCAGAGCATCACCGATCTGCCGGATATCTTTCGCCCCTACAATCTCAATCATGCCCCACCTGTAATAAATCGTTAAAATCCATTCCTTCAGGCGGGCGGGCAATACTGACTTTCCGACCTCTGAGCGCATGGAAATCCTTGGCCTTTTCCATAACCTTTTCCATTGCGACAAGATCGCTGTCACCATCCACACAAAGCACGATTTCCCGCACAATGTCCGGCAATTCAACTGCTGCCATATTCCCCATGCTCGCGGCTGCCCAAACAGGCAGCCCCGTTGCGACCATCACCGATAAAGAAGTTTCAATCCCCTCAGCAATCCCCATCTTGGGCGCAGCTGGACACAAACGGATTGCACCGCCCCAGCACACACCGGACATCTTTTTAGACTTTTTGACAGGTGCTTTGCCTTTTCCATCCACCGCAAGATAGGTCCGATGAATGCCTGTAATCTTTCGCGATCCATCCTGAACCGCGCTGACCATTGCCGGGAAATAGCTATCACTATCTGCATGATAAAGATTTGAGTGAAAGCGGATACTGGCGGGAATACCTCCCATATTGGACAAGTCAATCCCGCGAAACTTCAGATAAATATCAACCAACGTCTCATCAGCTGCGACACATGACGCAAACGATTGACGCGCCCGGTTGATTTTTTCTGCCCGCTCAAGTTCATATTCTTCATCACTTGCCCGATCAACCACCGGGGCCAGTTCTTTGCGGGCCTTTTGATTTCGTTCCGTGGTCCGGCTGACATCCTCAGGCAGCTGCATCCCAGCAAGATCCGCCAGTTGCTCGACCGCTTCCAAAAAGGACCAGCCTTCCGTATTCATGATCCAGTCAAATGACCCACCATGCGCCCCACAGCCAAAACAGTGATAAAAACCTTTATCTTCATTCACTGTAAAGGAAGGCGTTTTCTCACTGTGAAACGGACACAAGCCTGAATGCTCACGGCCCTTCTTTGTCAATTTCACACGCTTACCAACCAATTCAACCAGCCGAACGCGGGATTTGATCTCATCTATAAATGCAGGTTCAAATTTCGGCATCTATTGCGCCTCATATTCCTGATCGGCAGCCGCTTCAAATTCTTCAAGCTCACGACGCGAATCACGGATCAGCCCGCGAATTTCCATATATTCGGTATGTGATATTTTCTTGCCACTGTCGGACTGGATATCCTTGGCCCGGCGTACTGCCGCCAGCAGGCGACCAACCACATCAGGCAAATCCAAAGCTTCAGAAAGCATGTCATCCACATTGGCAGGCGTGTTCCCACATTCTTTCTTGAGCGCACTGATATAAGCCGACAAAAACGGAGTGACCCCTTTATGCTTTTTGAAAACAGCCGCATCCATGACAACCGCCTGCTGCATGGTCGGGCGACCATCCTTATCCTGATCGGCCCAGGCGCGCATTGCTGATTCAGAGCGACCAATTAATTCGCCCATCTGCTTAAAGCCCAACACACCACCAATGATTACAGCAGCATCTTCAAAGCTTTCCGGCATTCGCAACTTCACCATGACAAAAACAATCTCCGATTAGAATGGAACAGATTGGCACTACCTGTCAGAGTACCCACATGACAAAAGAGAACGAATTGCGGAGCGCAGCAGCTGACTTGAAGAAATACGCTGCCGACCATCCGAACAGCCCAGCC